TTTATCAAAGTATTGAAGTGGCTTAGCTACCTAAATCCATTACGTTGGATAGAATTCATACCAGGCTTTCCTGGTTGGAACACAGTTATTTCATGGCTGTCATGGGATAATTTCTTGAAAATATTAAATTGGTTTAGCTATTTGATCCCATTACGATGGGTTGAATTCGTACCAGGCTTTCCTGGTTGGGATACAGTTATTTCATGGTTGTCATGGGATAATTTCTTGAAAGTATTAGATTGGGGTAGCTATCTAAATCCATTCCAGTGGAGTGAATTCATACCAGACTTTCCTGGATGGGATTCAATCATCAAGTCAGATACAGTTCAAGGAATTTTGGATAAAGTTGTAAGTTGTTTCCAAGGTGCAAAAGATAAAATAAAAGGTGTTTTTGAAACCATTGGAGGTGCTTGGAACTCGATAAAGGGTCTTTTTTCGGGGGACAAAAATAATGCAGCTGTTGATGTTATTGTACAGGATCCCGCAATAATCCAATCGGTAAATGACGAAGTTGATAAATTATCACAAAAATTAGGCGCTTTGTCTAAAGTGGATTTTTCTGTCACAAACGCCGGATTATTAGAGGTACAAAATAAAACAGCGGAAACAATAGCCAAAGGTGATGGCATTGCTAAAGCGTTTGAATATGCGATCAATGGAGCAAAACGGTTTTTAGAGAAAACGAGTTTTGAAAGTCACGGCGTTGCTCTTATGCGGACTTTTGCAATAGGGATCCGTAACGGAGCCAATGAAGCAATAGCTGCAACGCGGGAAGTGGTCGGAGAAATTCGCGACTATTTACCACATTCGCCAGCAAAACGTGGACCGTTATCCGATTTAAACAAAGTGCGGTTTTCAGAAACGTTAGCAACAGCAATAAAGCCAGGTCCAGCAGTCAGAGCAACAGAACGGGTTGTTGCTGGAATGCGCGGCGTATTGTCTGATTTTTCTGGTCCATTGAATGTACAGCCTAATCGTCCACTTACGGCAGGATTACCTGGTGGAAATAGTGGCAATACGTCAGTTTCAGTTAACTTTTCACCGGTGATTAATGTGGCTGGCAATGCAGATAAAACGACGATGCATGGTGTAATGCAACAGGTGATGGCAGAACTGCAAAACAAATTGCCAGGTATGTTGGATAAAGTGTCAGCAGCACGAAAAAGACGGGAGTATTGAGATGTTACTGTCTATTCTAGGTGATATTGTATTTGGGACGTTTGGTATTAACGATTATATGACAGGACCAACGGCCGATAAACTTAAGTATAAAAACACCTGGGCACGGCATGATGTCATACGTGGTAAGCCGGTTTTACAGGAAATCGGTCAAGAACTCGATGAACGGACATTCGATTTTTATTTTGATGAAGTCTTTTGTAATCCTACAGTACAGTGGTCACGTTTATGGACAGCTTACCTGATAAAAACACCATTACCGTTCATTACACAAACCGGTTTTAACGGTTTGCGTTACGTGGTTGAGGAACTGGATAAAAGCAATCTTAAAACAACCAAACGAGGTGGTTCTGTTGTTCGTATGGAATGTACAATGACCTTAATTGAAGCGCCTCTCATTAATCCTCTGGACGCAGTTATGAACCAGATCCGTAGCGGTATTGGACTTCAAAGCGCTGAAAATAATCCGCAAGCTAAAAAATAAGCAGGCTCCTTAGAAAGTAAGAGCCGATTTTCGGTTGAGCTAAAAAGGCAAAAGATGACAACCAACAATCAGACATATATCGAATATTCAACACGTGACGGTGATCGTTGGGATATGTTGGCTTACACTTATTATTCTGACGTGCGATTGCAATTCCAGTTAATCGAAGCCAATCGTGATCTTTTCCCAGGGTTTTCAGTGCCAGCTCGTTTGCCAGCAGGATTGACATTAAAGATTCCGCTTCGTGCTCGACAAGTGAGTGTGGACGATACGCTTTTACCACCATGGAAGCGAGGGCTGACACGATGAATGCAATAAGAAAGCCAACCTTTGTTGTTAAATACCAGGGAATGGATGTAACAACTGAATTTGGTGGTTATGCAACAGAGGTTGAATATACAGACAACCGACACGGTGAAAGTGATGAATGCCAACTAACCATGCATAATACCAATGGTGAATGGATGGGGGCATATGCACCGCAAGATGGCGATGTCATGGAAGTCTGGTATGGCTATTCAGACGAACAGGTGTTTGCCGGACGATTTACAGTCGATGAATATTCCGTCACGGGTGATAACAGCGGCGATAAAATAACAATCAAGGCATTGGCCGCACCCAAAACCGAGTCGTTAAGGACAAAGAATACAGTTGCCTTTGAGGATCAAAATTTGTCGGACATCGTTCAGAAAGTTGCTGACAAACATAAGTTGGAAGTTGAAGGCGAGATTGAGGATATTCATTTTGATCGCGTGACACAAAATGGTGAGCGTGATCTGGAGTTCTTAAAACGCCTTGCTGATGATTATGGTCATTATTTCAGTGTTAAGGGGAAAACGCTTGTCTTTACCAGTCGCGATGGTTTGCGGGCGCGAAAACCAGTCTTTACGGTTGATCGGACGGCTCAATTAGGTCAGCTTCTTAAAACCTATGATTTATCGTCAGCTGATCATAAGGCTGCGAAAAAGGCAGAAATCAAATATAGCCATCCACGCCGTAAATCTCTTGTTGGTGGGGAGGCGTCAAGTGTCGATGATCTTGGACTTGTTACGGCATCCGGTGATGTTGTCAAAATTGATGCTCGCGTTGAGAATGAAGATCATGCAAAGCGTGTCGCGAAAAGCAAGTTAGATAAACAGAACGCTGGTAAGGTAAGTGGCTCACTGACACTTGTCGGCACGCCAATTCTCGTTGCAGGTTCAGTTATTGAATTAAAGAGCTTTGGGCTATTTGATGGTCGTTATCTCATTGTAAAAAGTACTCATACCCAATCACGTTCTGGTTATGAAACATCGATTGATATCGAGCAAGCGACAGCAAAGAATGTTAAAGATGGTGAGGCCGTAAAAAAGACGGCCAAGAAATCTGGTAATAGTGCGAAGCCGTCTGTTTTTGACGATGCGGAATACCTGGGCACAGTTAAAGAAGATGGAAGTATCGTAAAATGAATCTTTCGTTCAGGAATGGCATAGTTAGAGAAGTGAATCCAAAGGACGGCCTTGCTCGCGTTGAGTTTCCAGATAAGGATGGAGTGTTGAGTTGGTGGCTTAATGTCAACCAATCTTTGACAAGTGACAGTAAGTCATACTCGATGCCGGAAATAGGATCCCAGGTCAATTGCCTGACGGATGAGCGCGGTGAAGAAGGTACAATAATTGGCGCTATGTATTCGGATGTTGATCAACCTCCAACGGATAAAGCCAATCTGGTTATGAAACAGATGAAGGGCGGGCGAACAGAAGTTTATGACAAGGATGGCGGTAGTTATCATGTTACTCAAGACGCTCCCTATACAATACAAATAGGAGCAGCCCTGGTTGAAATAACAAAAAGTTCCATCAGTCTTACTGTTGGCGGGACCGGAATTGTTATTGGCGGTGATGGAACAGTCAAATCAACTGGTACTTTCATGCATCAAGGTGATGCATTATTCAAATCTGGGTCATTACGACACAATGATAAGAATGTAGGTTCAGATCACCATCACACCGGTGTCAGGTCAGGTTCCAGCCAAACTGGTGATCCTCTGCCATAATACGAGAAAGGTCACGGGCAATATGCCCGTCACATTAATACATCCGTCTGCTATCGGTAGACGTATGATAGACCGTAACGCAATCAATTTTGTTCATTGGCAAAAACGCCTAGTCGCAGAAAATGGCGATATGCTGGGCGGGGAAATTGTTACTGACTTTGCCGATATTGAACAAGAAATCAGCATTCTTATTAATACGATGATTGGTAGCGTACCAACCAATCCGCTCAAAGGTTGTGATATATATCCGCTTATTGATTTACCGAGTGAGGAAGCAACCCCGCTGATATGCCAAAAGATATGGGATGCTGTTACAGCCTGGATAACACGTATTGAAATAGGTTCTGTTCACGCGACTCCACTTGAAGTTCATCATTGGAAAGTATTGATCTCATGGCGCCCGAAAAATGACGTGTTAGCTGCCTTCAAGACATTTGATTTGAATTTAAAACTTGGTCATGGAGGCATCTATGCGAACTGATAATCCCGGTCCATTCAGTTTGGATACTTTAGCCAATACACCGCGTCCGCAGATTTACGAAACCAATCCGCTCGAAATACGAGATCGGATGATAAAATACATCGAGAGCGCTACAGGTCGTAAACTTTATAATGCGCAAGTGGAAATGTATTTTATCGAGACTGTTGCTTATGGTTTTTCATTGGCCGCGTACGAAGCGCAACAACAAGCACTTGATTATCTCGTGCCATATGCAACAGAGACAGGATTATCTCAGATCGCCGCAAACCGTTGGACACCGAGATTACCTGCATCAAAGGCAAGTGTCATCCTGACATTTTCACTCAACCAATCACGCAACCAAAATGTTTTGATACCGGCCATGACGCGCGTTAGAAGCGGTGATGGCAATGACGTGTTTCTAACGCAAGTGGACGTAAATATTGAAGCAGGAAAACTATCAGTTGATGTATTGGCAACTGCCGAAAGTGCAGGAAGCCGGGCAAACAATATTAAAAACGAAAGTATAACAAGTCTGCTAGATCCGATTGCTGGTGTGAGTGTTACTAATCATGTTCAGCCCAGCGGAGGCGCTGACATGGAGCCACTGGAAGCATGGAGGTTACGTATAGCCAATGCTCCAGAAAGAATAAGTCGTGCAGGGCCTGCGGATGCTTATCGTGAAACCGTGATGGGAACGTCCAGTGCTATTCTCGATTGCGCGATAGTAAGACCGCAACCTTGTTATATTGACGTCTATATATTGACCAAAGACGGCAATGCAGGCAGTGCATTAAAACAACAGATTTTGGAAGCATTAGACCCGGAAACAGTCAGGCCATTAGGTGATGAAGTCACGATGAAGGACTGTGATGCCTTAGAATGTGCACCTCATATTGTTATTCGTTGCCAGTCAGGTGCAGGTGTCATTGAGGCACAAGCTAAATCGTTGATTGATCAGGTCACTGAAAAATGGCGGGAACGCTTGGGAGGCGTTATCGCACCATCTGATCTTGTCGATCCAATAAAACACATTTCCGGCGTTATAGATGTCAATGTTGAAAACTTGCCGTTTACAAAACTTCAACCATGGCAATTCATGGCAAAATCGAATGTTTCTATCGAGATGGTTTTGATCGATGACTGATAATGTTAAATCACGTCTTGATCCTGAAACTCTACCGCCAGCGATACGGGATGCTTTCAATATTTGTCTCATGGAAGTCACTGCAAAATTGCTGGATGAAATTGATTTCCGTTTAGTCTTGGCTGAATTTATTGATACCGCTCCATCGCAAAGTCTAAAGGCTTTGACACGCGAATTATCATTGGAAGATCTGATTGAGCCTGGTTTGACAGAAGAAGTGCAGCGCCGTTTGCTGAAACAGTGGTATAAAATTCACGAGGCAAAAGGTACGCTTTATGGTATTCGCTTGGTTCTGTCGTTATTAGGAATGCAAGTACGCTGGTTACAATGGTTCGAACGAGAACCTAAGGGCGATCCTGGTACACATCGTGCGATAGTATTTCCTAAAGAAGCGATTTTTGACGCGCAAGACGTTCTGCTTGACGTCCGTATGCAAAAAATAGCGCGTCGTGCGATAGATAATTATGCCCGTAAAAGCCAATTCATAGAAATGTTTATCGGGTTGTCGAATCAGAACACTGTTCATCCAGTTTTGATATCGCGACATTCCAGAAAAATCAGAATCAACGGTCCCAATCTGGGTAATCAGTTCCACATTATCCATACATATTCCGGCGCGGGAAGTTATTTGATGAGACGTATACGTATTAATGCCAAGGGAGGCATTTATGAGTGAAAATAAGGATTATTTTACAATCCTGACCAATTTGGGCAGATATAAAATCGCTCGGGCAGCTGCTAATAAGGGTGAGGTCAAGCTGTCTCATTTTGCAGTTGGTGATGGTAACGGTGTATCTGTTGATCCCATGCCTACCCAAACGAAGCTCGTGCATGAGGTTTGGCGCGGTCAAATAGATTCGGTAACAATAGATCCTAAAAACCCGGCAGCAGTGATTGTTAACGCAATCATTCCTTATAATGTCGGCGGTTTCTGGATGAGGGAGCTCGGCCTTTTTGACGTTGATGGTGATATGTTAGCTGTCGTTAAACCAGCCCCGTATTACAAAGCCACGGATAAAGAAGGACAACTTGATGATGTTTTTTATGAATTTCAACTTATAATAGGAGAACAGGCACAGGTCGTTGTTCTTGTCGATCCATCAATACTATGGGCCACACGCGAATTTGTAGAAACACGGCTTATTCCTGCAAAGCAGCTAACGTGTACACCTTGGTTTCCAGTAAGGGCTATAGATATTGTAACGCCACCAACGATTAACGTCATTGGTCATACGTATCTTATTCCAAACAATGCAAATGGTGATTGGAAAAATAAGAGTGGTCAGTTAGCTGAATGGAACGGCAAATCCTGGAATTTTATAAAGACAATTGACGGACACGGTATTGGTTTACCTGACGGATCAATTTATATCAAAGTGAATGGTCAATATGTGCCTCTAACCGATATTCTTGATCATCGTTATTCGCAGTTGATTGCGCCGCCAACAGATACTTTTTATGTCATTGGTCCAAATGGCAATGATAACAATACTGGTTTTAGCACGTCCCCTGCTGAAGGCTTCCGGACTATTCAGGGTGCAATCAATAAAATCAGCAGCCGTTATATAACAACTGGTACAATCACGATTAACGTTTCATCTGGTGTGTATGAAGGCTTTTCTGTCTCAAACTCTATGGTTGCCAACTGGATCATAAAATCACTGGAGGGAAATAAAAAAACTGTTTTCATTAATGCAACAGATCCCAACAAGCGGGTTAAAAATGCTTGCAGTACATTTTTTGGTACACAAGTCGATATCGCGGATATGACCCTAGCAGGGCTATACGATACGGTTGCCACCACACAAGGAACCATCAATATTTATAATTGCGATATCATGATGGGCAATGCTTCCAACTCACAGGCTGTTGCGTGTTATGGTGGTGCTATCAATCTTTATGGCGAGATAACAGTATCGGGCAGCGGATCCGTTATTTTTCATGCTACCGCCTGTGGTAATCTTGGCCTTGGATATTACGATGTTAATGGCAAAAGCCCATTAACAATTACCTATAAAAACGCAAGAGCCTCTTGGGCAACTTTTGTATGTGAAAAATGTTCCAACGTTTCAGTTGCCAGTGCTGTCGTTACTTTTATTGGCGTACCGGACAGCATGTCTTACACCGCCATTGACAACGGAATTATCAACACATGGGGGGCTGGTGCTAACATATTCCCTGGCACACGCGGACCTTGGGTTGGATCAGGCGGCATCGCAAGCTAAAGGACAAATCATGCAATATACACCAACAAACTGGTATTGGATCGCTGAAAACGGG